TCCGCTTTTGCCTTGGCTCCGACGTTCTGGGCGTCAATCTGGCCCTTCAGGCTGATCTCGGACAGCTTCTGCTGGCCCTTGGTGGTTTCCAGATCCTTCGCGTTGGTCGCCTTCAGGCCCTCTCGCGCGTCCAAGCGGTCGGCCTTGTACTTTTCTTCGCCCAGCTTGAGCTTGGACTTGAAGACCTCTTCACCCATCTTGGTCTTCTGCGCGGCAGCGGCGGCCGCCTTGGCCTGCTCGCTCTTGAACACCGCGGCGGGGTTCCATGCGTCGCCCAACTGCAGCATCTTGTCGTCGGTCAGTTCCATTTCGCTGGTTTTGCCGGTCTTCTTGTCCTTTAGGGAAACCACGGCTACCTGTGTGCCGTCTTCCTTGGTCAGGATCTTGTGGCCGGTGTAGTCCACACCGTCATTCACATGGTCGGTGTAATACTTCCCGAAGCGATCGGCGCGGGTGTCGATGTCCGGCGCGCTCTTGGCGTCGGCCCATGCCTTGATTGCCTGCTTGCCGGCAACGGTTTCGGCAAATTTCCCATATTTTTCGGCCATCTCCATATCACCCACGGACAGAAAATAGTCCTGCGCCTTTTGGGCCATGTGCTTCTGGATGTACATGGACCGGGCGGCCGGGTCGTTTGGCTGGGCGGTCGATGCCTCTGCGGCAGCGCGGGTATCAAAGGTCTTGTTGCCGGCGGTGTACTTTGCGGGCTGCGGCTCTGCCGGTGCACCAGGAACACCAGCCGATGCGGCCTGCTGGGGTGTGGGCTTGACCATGGCCGCACGGGCTTCTGCCTCTCCTGCGTTGCCCTCGGAACTTGCGCCGGATGCGGGTGCGGCAGGTGCCTGTGTGGCCACGGATGGCGGAACTGCGGAAGCTGCGGGCGCTGCACTCTCGCCAACGGGCGGAAGTCCAGTCGAAACCACCTCGGCCGTGCGCACTGGGGATACCACCGCACCGGATTCAGCCTTGTAGGGCTGGCCTTCAGTGGCGGGGCCCTCGGTCACAGATGCGGGCTTGGGCGCGTTCTGGGCGTCATAGGCTGCACCGGCTTCCTCGCGGGCCTTCTGCAGGGTTTCCTGCATCTTGTTCTCTTTGATGATCTCGCGCAGGGTTTTGCCCATGCGCACGCCATTGTTGAAGCCGTCAGAGAAACCGCCGGCAAATGCTCCGAAACTCATAGCGCAATCTCCTGATTAAATGCGGCGATGTGCTCGCTCACGGCTTGATTGATCCGGTTCAGCTTGGATTGGTTCTCGATGAACTGGGCATGGTGGTAGCGCTTCTGGTACTTGGCCGCGCCCTCTTCCCACCAGGCAGAGCACGTCATGCAGTCTGGTGCGGCGTTCAGCATCTCGTAGAAGCGCGGTATCGGGGCATCCTGCTCGCGCAGGTAGGCCATGACCTTGCGGCCGTCCCAATCCTCGATCGGGAATAGGTATTCGATGCCGTCATGGACTTCGCCGGATCGGACAATGGATTTCAGGCGATCGGCGTTCTTCTGGCCACGGATGATCAGCGTGATTCCGTCCTCCACCATGCGGGTGTGGAGCGGGAGCATGATCGAGCGCAGACAGCACGAATAGCGGTCCTGCATCAGTTCACCTTTGCCGGACCCGTTGATCCCCATGGGCGTGCTGCTGGCCGGCAGGATATCGGTCGGGATGCCGTACTGCTCGATGACGGCCGGCTGATTGCCCTGGATGACGGCAAAGTTTGGCACCATGTCGCGGATCTTGGCCATGGTCTGCATCGTCTCGGGGTAGGCTGCGCCGGTGTCGCACCAGTAGACCGTCAGGCGGTCCCAGTAGGGGCGCATCAGGTACAGGCAGGCGATCGAATCGCGCCCGCCGGATAGCTGCAGGGCGATGCGTTCGTGACGGTCGAGGGTCTGAGTGATCATGTTCATTAGAAAGCCGTGATGCCTGCGCCTGCGATTGTTCCGACCATGGAGCCCACGCCCGCGGAGCTCGTCGCGTTGGCCTGTTGCTGGGCGTTCCATGCGCTGAGTTGGTTGCCATACAGGTTGTTCAGGATGCTGCCGGCGCTGTTGTTGGCTCCGACTGCACCACTAAAGCCTTGGCTCATGACTTGGCCGTTGGCGTTGAATTGGTTATTCGCCGTCGCGTTGTTTGCCACCGCACTGTTGCCCGCGTTGATGCCGATGCCAGCGGCCGCGGCGGTGCTCGATGCCAAGCCCTTACCCATGTTGATTGCGTCAGCCTTCAGGGCGAGCCCCTTGTCGCGCACGATCTGGCGGGCATTGTTCTGGGCACCAGCCGATGCCAATGCGGTGTTGGTGTCCTGCGCCCGGGTGACGCCTGAGAATCGGCCAGAATCAGGCGATACGCCCATGGCGGCCATTTGGCGAATGCCTGTAGCCTTGGCCTGCTCGGATGCGGCAAGCACATCAGCCTTGGCGGTTGCAGCGGCTTCGGCCTGCTTCTCGGGTGTGTCGTACTCCTGCGCCGTTTTGACAAAGGCGTCTTCAACCGGCTGGAAGGTCTTTAGCGTGCGCTCGCGGTCCTGCTGCGCCCAAGTGTTGGCCTGGTCCTGCGTATTAAGCTGCTGGTTGATGACCTTGGTATTCAGGGCATCAGTGACTTCCTGGCGCTTATTGCCGTCGGCGAACTGCTGCTTCGTGAAGTCGAGCCAATCCTTTCCAAGCTGGACGTTGGCCTGTGCTGCTGCGCCGATCGCTGGATCTGGTGCGGGTGCGCTTCCGCCACCACCTTTTCCGCCGTACAGTCGCATGGAGCCACGGCCGAACCGGCCGCTGCGGGGTTTGAAAGCGTCTTCATCAAGGTCTGGGATGTCCAGATAGTGCAGGTTGTTGCTGATCATGTGTGCTCCCTAGATAGTGCATGCTTCGTGAATTTTGCGTTTGACTTCTAAGTACGCACGATGGGCATCCTCTTTGGAGTCGAACACTCCAATGCGAGTATGTTTCTGATTGTCCATGATTTGCGCATACCAACGATTGCTCTTCTTGCATAACGAAACGCCAAGCATCCCACTGCTTTTGTTATGCAAGGGAGCCTTTTTCTGGTTCTGCATGTTCTGGCGTCTTGTTACCCAGCGAAGATTTCCAATAGCATTGTTCTTTTTGTTTCCGTCAATGTGATCTATTTCCATCCACGGAGCAATGGGACCATGGAAATCCGCGTACATTAGCCTATGAGCGAACAGCATCTTTCGCTCTACACCAACGACAAGATAGCCCCTGCTGTGATTGCTTCCAATCGATTTATTCACCCTGCCATCAGAGAAATATCTATCGATACGACCTTCTGCATGCCAAAATACCAAAATACTTTTCTTCATATTCTGTATTCCTTTGGTATAAATCGGCAGTCTTTTCGCAAAAGTCCAAGGGAAATCAAGTCGCTACCTTTTGGCCCTGCCTTTGGGTGATAACCTTCGCGCACAAATCCGATATGTTCGTCAAACCTAAGCGCGGCCTCGTTGCTAGCTGGCACAAAGCCCGTCACTCGAAGAAGCCCTAATTGGACAAATGGATACGAAAAAGCACTAATCAAAAGCTCTTTGCTCATCCATGCCCGAGAGCCATCGCTAGATATATGAATGGCACAATCGGTTTCCCCGAAGCTGTCAAACACCACGACGGCAACAAGCTGGCCATCGCGCTCCAGCCCAAGCGTGTAGGCGTCGCGCCGAAAGCTGACGCCTATCCTCTCCTGAGCCCAAGGCAGGAGCCTATCTTCTTGGCCGTAGATCAGAGTGGACATAGCTCTGTATTTTAGCTTTCCGGCAGGGTTGCGTTGCCAAGAATGTTCGAGATGCGCTGAAGTGTCTTGAATATGTTGTTTACGTCGCTCTGTAGCGCGTTGTAGTCGGCCTGTGTCGGTGCGGCTGTTGCCTGCTTGGATGCCAGCGTGAGGCTGGCCAGCGCTCGCAGTTCGGACCGGCGCACGGCAGATTGGCTCTTGGTGGCGTCGCCACGCATGCCGACCAGCTTCTCAACCGTCTCTTTTAGCTGCTGGATATCGCGCTCTGCTTGGGTGGCCATCATGGCACCTCGTTCAATTCTCGGGCCGTCGATGCGAGCGTGATCTGCTCCACCTCGGCGGTACCGTTGACTTGGATTTCCCACTCCTTGGCGCGCACGCCCTTCAGGCGCTTCACGTCATCCAGTGTAGTGATCGTGTTGATCAGCTTGCCGTCGGCGTACACGCGCACAGCAATGTATTTGGGGTCTGGCAGTGGCTGCAGGTCATCCCCGCCAAGGGACAACTCGTTGACGGCAGATCCGTCGATCTCAGCATTCAGTTCGCCGGCAAACAGGGCTGCGTTGTAGGCAATGATGGCGGCAATGGCTGCATCGAGTGCCGCCTGATCTTCCGTCGATAGGAGAGCACCACTTTCAACCAGAATGGCTCCAAAACTCACGGGGTCCGGCATGATCACCCGCTTGGATATCCATGTCATGATCTCGTTGTTCTGCCCGCGTGCATCCCACTCGTAGACCGTATCGCCCACCAGGTAGTACAGTGCGCCGCTTGGCAGGTCGTAATAGAAGGCGTCGGGCCGGATGCTAGCGCGCAGCACGAATGGCTGCTCGCCGGTCAGGTCGATGATGCGGGTTCCCTCGGCGATGCTTCCATCTGCCTCTAGATATTGGTAGCTGGCAAAGTAGCGGCCAGCGTATTGACCGGCCACTAAAGAGGCTGGGGATATTTGCTGCCACTTCGGGCGCGTGAATAGCGCATTGGTCGCCACCGATGCACCGCCATTGGCCACCACCACCAAGCCATCGTTGGACGGGTAGGCCACGGAGTAGCCCAGATCGACGATGCCGCGGCCGTTGATGCACGGCAGGTTCACCTCGATCTTCTCTTCCACCATGTTCTCGGGTGCGGTTCCGCTGGCCACATATGGATAGCCCTGAGTGCCCGCCACCACCGTCGATGCGTAGCTGCCCAGCCCGACAATCGGGTAAGCGGCCGTCAGTCGGTACTTTTCCGGCCATGCATGCGGCTTGTAGGGCTCGCAGAAGCAAAGCTGCTTGCCGCTAAAGCCGGCCATCATGCCGTTGGGCATGGCGATCAGCCCGGATAGGTCTGCCGGCGGCTGGTTGTAGTCGCGTGACGGGAGCACTTCCTGGAAGTCGGTCGGACTGTGGGTGTCCACGTAGTTCGCTGTGGTTGCCGCGCGTTCCTCGATCAGGAACAGGTCGGTACCGTTCTGGCTGCTGCTCTGGGACCGGTAGATGCGCTGCCGGTTGATGCCGCGGCCGGCCGGTGCAGCCTGAAAGCCGGACAGGGTAACGGTCCTGCCGGACTGCCAGAGCACATCAGCGCTGATTGGGCAGGGCTCGCTCTCTTCATCGAACTGGGTAACCCACGTGTACACGTAGAGGCGCGTTGTCACGTCGCCGGTGCCTACACCGGTAAGCCCTACAGTCAGTGCAACGGTCGGGAATGGCACGGCCAGGTCGTAAACCGTCGAGCCTACGCGCATCTTTGGAGCGCCATCGCCGGTGTAATACAGGCGATCGGTAGCCACGGGTCCGGGCACAGCGTTGACAGGCGAAGTCCAAGAAAGCCACTGCGTACCAAACTTGTAGATAGTCTGGATGCCGGTCATGCCGGTGAATGTGTACTCCTGCCGCGCCTTGCGGATTGGCGTCAGTCCACCGTCGTCCAGTCGCACGTTCTCCGCATACTGCGAACCGGTGTCCGGCAGTAAGCGGGAAAGCAGGCGGGGAATCTCGCCGGAATACTGAGCAAATCGGAGCTTTGCCACGTTAAGCCTTGAATTCAGTGATGGTGATGCTGGATGCAATAACTCCGCCGTAATATCTGGCTGCACCCGCACCGTTAAAGGTTGTTGTCCCGGCAGTTTGACTTCCACCGCGAACTCGGAACGTGGTTGCGCTTGTTGTTCCGGCTGTCATCCAGTAGCTATAGTGAATAGTTACGGATGCCGCTGCTGTAGTCTGAAAATGCGGAGCGCACGCCAGTGCGTTGGCGTTACTGTCCTGAAATAGCGCCGCCGTAAGCCAGCTATTTGCTGCGCTGTGGCTAATAACCATTGTTACGTCGATCCGTAGCTTATTACTGGCATTTGTTGGCGTGATTGCCAGCGTCATAAACTCCGTTCCCTCAGTTATCTGAGGAATCGTGTCATCAACGGGGAGGATTGTCGTGCCAGTAGCTACCGCACCAGTTTGAAAATTCACAACCTGCACCGTGTCGCCCGTCAACTTGACGTTGGGCACAATGCTTGCGGCCACCGCATCCAGTTCGGCCTGAGTGGCGACATCAAGGTCGCACATAGATGCTGGTACTTGGGTCAATGGCATATACGCCTTTCAGTTATTTGATGGTCGGTGCTTTGCCGGTCGCCTGCAGCCAGGCAAATAGGCCTACGGTCAAAACGCCAACAATCCAAAACATCTTTTCGACCACTGTCTTTCCCACGGCCTTGAAAGCATCGTCTGTCATCTTCTTGACTGCCTTGTCGGCTGCCAGTGATGCGATCTTCTCAATCTGCTCTTCGGTCAGGTGAGATTCGCGGCGGCGCTCTGGCCCGTGGTATTCAGTTGGTTCAGTCATGGCAGTACGGCTCTAATGTGGTCGTGTGTCGGGGAGACGCGGTTGATCTTCTTTGCAATCTGAACGAATAGCTCGTAATCCGGGTGTTCTTTCTCTTTGCAAAGACGCTCAAGTGTATGGCTGATTGTGAGCTCGTAGGGCTTTGGCCAGCCGAAGACTAGCGCCCATGTCGTGTGCGCAATGAACACATCTAGCGGTGCCGCAATCAGCAACGCCAGCCAGTCGAGCCAGCCAAAAGTAGCCACCCACCACAGCCAGTCGCGCCAAGTCCAAGCGGAATAGTCTGTTTCCACTGCGCGAAGTGCAGGGCCGAGAAGGATAAGGAAGAGGAATATCACGCATCCACCTGCGCAAAGGCTTTTTCAAGTGACGGAGCGGCCTGAGTGGCATTGAAGGCGATGACCTGGTACCGGCTAAAAAGCATCAATTCCGCGGCATCCGGTTCGGATGGTAGATCCTTGGTGATGTCCAGCAATGCCTCGCTTGCAACGTAGCAGGCTTCAGCCAGTGCGGTGTTGCCCCGCCATACTGCGCGTCCAGCAATACCATTCAGCCGGTCCAGCACTTGCTCGCGCAGTTTGCGCACGGCTTGTTTTTTGGCTTCGATGACGTCGGCCGCGCTGGGTACGTCAACAGGCTCTGGCGTGTTGCCTTGTTCAATCCACGCTAAAACTTCTTGATAGTCTGTATTAGCTGGGTCGGCAGGAATAAACGCACCGTCAGTCAGCCGGATGAAACTGCCTAATTTTGTCAGCTTATACATTCTTATAACTCCGCAGAAGCAGTAAACAAATCTTTGACAACGGTGTACGGCGAGCCTGCTGTGTAGCCACCGCCGCCAAAATAAAGCCACCCGCCGTTTTTGTCAGCGTTTGAGTTAACGACAGTATTAATTGTTTCGTTCGCGCCACCAGAGCGAATAAGCGCGTTAGTTCCAGCGCCTGCAATAGTGCTAAACGTAGGCGCACCTCGCATCTGCACTGGAAAAATACCAGACACTGTGCCGTTTGTTGCGCTAATGCATGACCCTGCCCAGCCATAACCGCCCTGCCAAAAGTACCGTTGGCAGAGTTGCAATTCATTCAGCCGCCACTCTTGGGGTGTGCGGACGATGCCAGGCTCATACTGCGGGCGGTTCGCTTCAAGCGTGGCATTTTGCGCCTGCGCTGATTCAGTCCAGAAAAACAGAATGACGTTGTTGGTACTGGCGCCCAGCGCAACCCAGTCGCTGAAGTCTGCGTAGGTGGCCGCACCGGGGGCAACAGTTCCGGTTTTCAGAATATTGATACCGGCAATAAAGAAGTTGCTCGGCGTAAAAGTGGCAGACGCCCAGTTGCTGACCACATCGCTTGTCACCACATCGGCTGTGCCTGTATGTTCAATGATGGCGTAGCGCACATTGCCAGTGAATGAAGGCTTCACACGGCCTGCAAAATTCATGGCGGTGCTGCGGTATTGGCGAATATCTTTGGATTCAATGATGGTGGCGATACCCATGCGCTTTGGAGTCGCATCCGGCTGGGTCAGACGAATAGCCGATGGGGCACCGGGCTCGGGGTCCGCAATCTGCGCCACTGTGACGTTGCCAGACTCGGTGAGTACATACCAGCGGTCGAGGCAATAAGTGTCATCCGCCACAGAGATAAGTGCGCGCTGGTTTTCCGTAAATGGGTTGATGATCTTATTGCGCAGACCGGCAATCTGCCCACCGTTGACAGAAGACACTACGGGGGCAATGACCGAAGCGAGTTTTTGTGTAGTCACCGTCCCATCGGATGGCGTTCCGATCGTCAGTGGCTGTGACCAGTTCACCTCAATCGAAACACCTACGCCTACGTTTCCGCCCAACGTCAGGCTGGTACCGGACAGCGTGTAGGTGCTTTTGCGTTGGTAGACGCCACCGACATACACATCGGTGTTGTTCTTCGTGCCTGGATCACCCGATAGGGTGAATGGGCCCGCCGTGCCGGATCCAGTGAAAACGTCGGTGACGCGGTTGGAGGCGGATGCACTTGTGATCGCCGTCCAGGTGTTGGTGGTCAGATCAGCAACCAGCCATACGCATTGATACTGGGATCCCAGAATGTAGGAGGTCAGGCCGTTGATCGTATCGGTACCGGCACGCACGACGTTTACCGTGTTGGCGTCGCCGGTGTTCTTTGATACCTGCACCTCGAAGCTGCCGGTAAGGGTGCTGATTTGCGGCAGGGTGATTGTCACGTTGCCGGCCGTGGTGTCTGTCTTGATCAGCTTGGACACGTCGGCCTCGACAATCGTGTAGTTGGCTGACTTGTTCACCACATCAAGAAAGGCGGCCGCATCCAGTCGGTCGAGCTCGTCTCCAATCGCTTGAGCGGTCAGACGCAACTCGAACTTATCGCCAGCGGAGAAGGCGTAGGCAGTCTGCACGCCGGCAACTGCCTCGTTTGCGCGCTGAATGGTGAGGGTGTCGCTTACCCGCGCGGTGACTTTGACGACCTCCTTGGTGCCGTCTGTCTTGATCAGCGTGCCTTTGAAGAACTGGCCGGCAGTCAATGCTGGGAACTTGGCACCATCGCCAGGCGTCAGGCTGATTGTCAGCCCCACCGCGGATAGGTTGGCTGCCAGCTTCGACGTGGCGTTGTTGGCAAAGCGGACAAGTCTGGTCATGGCAACAATCTCGCGTCAGAAATAAGAGGCTCGGGTCCGTTTGGGCGCGTTTTGCTGCCCTTTCGTACCCTTCAATGATAAGGCGTCCAGCTTCCCTAGAAAGCGGGTCGTGTAGTAAGTTGCCAGTTCTGGGTTGCTGTAGGACTGGCCGGGAACAGTAAGCAGCCGGCCCAGTGCACCCCAGCCGATGAACTCGGCGTATTCATCCATGAAGTCCGGCAGGCTTGTTGCTGTTTTGCTGGGCTTCATGCGTAGGCACAGATACAGGGAGCCGTCGGCATAAGGTGCAGGAACCAGTGTCAGCTTGCCCTGCTCGATTTGGGTGATGTACTGCGGGTTGCCGGTACCGATGCCGCCGGTGCGCCAGCCAGGCAAGATGCCGTCAAGGTCGCGCGTCGCCTTGGGGTCCAGTTCTTGGCCGTCAAACAGTGCAACCTCGATATCAAAGACGGCAGATCCGGCCGGCGTCACTATCGTGCTGGTGGCGGGGTCGGTGGCCAGCACAGCGGTGGTGCTCTCGTACTTCCAGAGCTTGGTGCGCTCGCAAAACTCGATCGCGGATCCGCGCAGCGCCTGGAATGCGGTCTGGTCCGGCACTCCCGGTGCCCATGGCCGAACTGCGGAGAGGAATGTATCAAGAGTGCTCATGGCTAGACACTATTGCCAGGTTGGTTGGGGGAGTTGGCGCTCTGGCCTTGCTGGGTCATGCCCAGCGTGTCGTTGAATGCGCCATAAAAGGCGGCCGCCTCGGCTGCGTTGGCGTACTCGCTGTCCTTGGACTTGGCGCGGTAGCACGTGTAGTTGACCACCGCGTCGATGTACTCCAGCGAAATATCGAGGTTGTCAGTGATCGCAGTCACTTCGGCGGGGATGGCCGCGTAAGACGCCATGATCTTCGTGCCCGCGATGGCCGGCGGGGTCACAAAGAAGTTTTTGGGAGTGCGGTCATCGTAGGTGAACTGGCTGATCTCGGCGGACTGTGTGGCCGCGTGCCAGTTCAGGTCGAAGTCGTCAATGTTCTGCCGGTCAGTGCGCCGGATGACGCGGCCCGGGGTGTTCCCGTCCGCGCCCATGTTGCGGATGATGTCCAGTAGCTGGGTACCATCCGCGGGAATGCTCTGATACGTGCCGGCCGCCAGCGTGAAGTTGGCGATCTTGGAGCACGCTACAGGGCGGCGGATCAGGATGGCCATGCGGCTATCGTTGATCCAGCGAAGTAGCTCCGCATCGGCCCAGCGGGCTTCATCGTCCTGCCGATCCTTGTCCAGAAGGAGGTCGGTGACGCGATCGATGATGTCTTGGACCGGGATCATGCAGCTTTACTCCGCCAGCTTGGCCTTGATGGTTTCGACGGAGGCGTTGTAGTGCGGCTTCTTGCCGAACTTGGCCACGTACTGCTCCACCAGTGCGGCGCGCTCGTCGGATTCACCGGCTGCAGGTGCTTCTGGCGCTTCGGGCTTCTGTGCCTCGGCCTTCTCGGCTGCGTCGGCTAGGTCGTCGAGCGTGATGTCGATCTTGGCGTGACGGTCGCCCTCGTCGAGCTCATTCCACTCTTCGACGGTCAACTCGGATGTCTTGTGAGCCAGTGCAACGATGTCGCCCAAGCTGTAAGTCTTCCCGCCGATCTCGTAGCTGGATTCGTGCACGGAGCTGCCGTACAGGACATCGGCGGTCTTCTGCGGTGCCACAAACACACGGGGCTTGCCGGCCGGCGCAACGCGCACGGGCTTTGTGGTGGGCTCCAGCTTGCCGTGGTAGACCTTGTAATGGTCGGAAATGCTCAGGAAGCGATCGATGTGGGCTTCGTCTTCAACGTCGGCCACGTGCGCACCATCTGCAAGGGGTTCGAAGTGGTATTCGATGCCGTCAATGTCAACTTTTGTGCCGCCTTCACGGAGGCCTAAACATGCGATTTTCATTGTTAATTCTCCAGTTCTATCAGTTTTGGACAAAAAAGAGGGGGAAAGCCTCGCAGCCATCCCCCGCTCTACTTTACCGCAAGGGATTAGGATGCCATCTCAACGATGAGACGGAACCGGCCCGTAGTGGTGCTGGCCTGTGTCGCGGCAGCGGCGTTGATCTTCACGCCGATCGAACGGTCTGCACCGGTGGCAGCCACGCGCAAACCCTGTTGACGGGTCATGCGTGTCATGCCGCCTGTGCGAGCGGTAACGTCAGCAGCGAAGAACTCCTGTCCGACGGTACGAGCACTGATAGTGTCGCCGGGGGTGCCGGACATCATGCCAACGTCCACCGAGATTAGTGGCGTGCCGTTGCTGTCCAAGTCATCGGTATCGATGATCATGTCAGTGACGACGTGGTTGGCGGGCAGGATGCCGATGTCGATCAGATCGTTGGCCAGGAACGTGACGCCGCGGAAGGGCGCTTCGGCAAAGTTGATCTCGTAGACGTTACGGACGATTTCACCGGAGCAATCACCAACAACAACGTTGCCGTTGCCGTCGCCGGAAGTCCATTTAGATGCGTAGTTAGGCATTTCAGTTCTCCAATAAGGAAGAGGGGATAAGGGAAATTGAGTGGGGCCAGCTTCTCAGCCGGCCCGGTCAATCAATTAGGGGTTTGGATCCGCAGCAGCGGTGTCCAACGAGAGCACGCCGAAGTCGCGGCCGTTGAAGACCGTTTTCTTGATGCCACCGATGAAACCGGATGCCACTGTGGGCTCGTTGCCGTAGTCCTTGGTGTTCTCTTCCCAAGAGTAACGCAGGCCACCAGCGGTGCCGTATGCCACCACACCAGCCTGACGGCCCATGAACAGGGCACGTGCAGCCAGCACGTTGGAGCCAGCGCCGTAATCGTTGAAGCGGATCGCATTGCGGTGCTTGTGCAGCACCACGCTGTTGATCATGCCCATGCCGCCCATGAAGATGGGGGACTTGCGGCCTTCAGCGGCTGCAGCGGCCTTCTGGATGTCGATCCACTGGGCGGTACCGGCGTTGGTACGCAGGCTGTACTCCTGGAAGGGAGACATCAGCAGAACGTAGTTCTCGTCGGAACCAGTGGATACGGGCACCATGTTGGCGGTCTGCGGGCTGCGTGCCTGCATCATCTCGGCCTTGTTGGCTGCCTTCTCCACGACGGTGACGGTCATGGTGTCGGCTGCAGTCAGCGAAGCCTTGGATGTTGCGGAACCGCCATACAGCAAGTGGCCGGTATCGGGAGCGGTCAGTGCGTTACCCGCGAAACCGGTGTAGCCCACGTCTTCAATGAAATCCTCGTTCACGCCGCGAGCGCCGGACAGGTAGATGAACATCAGTTCGTCCACCAAACGTGCGAAGTAGTCGCCCAAGCGGTTCTTGGCGATCATGCGCATGTCGTAGGCAGTGCGCTTGCGGGACATCTTGCCGCCGGCGGATGCTGCGTGACGGACCTGATCGATGATCACTTGGTCGGTGTAGAACTTCAGGGATTCTTCCTTGCCTTCCAAACGGGCGTCGCCGTAGGTAGGCTTGGCGCGCATCTGCACGCACAGGTCAAAGCTGATAGTGTCACCGGCATCGGTTTCGAGCTCGGTCTTGCGCTGGATGATGTTGTTGTCGTCAACGCCAACGAAACGATTTTCCCAGTAGCTCTTTTTCCGAGTGTCCACGGCTAGATTGGCGGACCACTTTTTCTGCGCTTTTACGTCGCCAAATGCGACTACGGTCGTTCCCATGATAGGTACTCCTAATTTCAGGTTGATGAAATCAGACAGCACCTCCTGCGCAGCCAGACGTGCGCATTTTATAACCATTGGTCAGAAAATAGCAACAACCGTTGTAAAATGGTGCCGTGGCTAGCCCGACGGGGCGAAAAGCAGACTCATTCCCTGCCTGCCACACTTTTCAGGAATGGCACTCAGAATGAGGTGTATATGGAACTGACGCAACAGCGCGTGCGCGAGCTATTTGACTACCGTGATGGTCAACTATTTTGGATTTCTCCAAAAAAGGGAAGGCAACTAGGCCGGCCAGTAGGCAGCCTTCACAAAGATGGCTGCCTCGTAGTTCGCATTGACTACCAACTGTACAAAGTTCATCGGCTGGTTTTTCTTTGGAACCATGGATATATGCCGGAATTTGTAGATCATGCCGATATGAATCGCGCCAATAACAAAATAGAAAATCTTCGACCAGCAACCAAATCACAAAACATGGCGAACCGTTGCCAGCAAACAAATGGGGCTTCTGGCTTCAAGGGTGTCTATTTCCATAAGCATTCAGGAAAGTGGGCAGCATCGATCAAGGCCAATAAGGTAAGAATGAACCTTGGGCTTTTCGACGCCCCCGAAGCTGCCCATGAAGCCTACAAGGCCGCCGCACTCAAGCATTTTGGGGAATTTGCCAGGGCAGCATAGCAACCAACAGACAAAAGAAAACCCGCCGTCGCGGGTTCCTCGTGCTGAGGGGATGGGATTAAGAAACTTTGGGCACAAATACCAGAGAACCATGCTCACTTACACCAAGCATCGCGTCCTGCCCGCGCTTGAATTCTGGGCCACTTATTTCAACTACCTCAAGCACAGCCTGCTCGATCTCATCGCGCAACAAATCCAGCCAGCAATGCAGGAACCAACTTCTCTTTGTAGATCGCACCACTCGGGTGGATGCCATCAATTGAGGGGGTTGCCTTTACGGGGTCGCCTGATGCCGCTGCAACCGCTGGGTTATGGCTCATGGTCACGCTAAAGGGCGATGCCGTGCCGGTGTATGACTTCGCCATAGATGTGCCGGTGCTGGGGGTTGTGGTAGGGTTCAGCACAATCATTTCACCGTACTTAGGCGGCTTGGTCATTGAAACAACCGCACCAGAGGCATAAGCACCCGCCAAAGTCGTTGCAAAGGAGCGAAGTGCCCACTTGTTGGCGTCTGTCGGGTCTTCAACCGATGCAGACCAATCAAGGAAAAGATCGATAGTTCCGTCAGCTACTTTGCTGGGAAACCACATATTCAGGCCATCGCGCGTAGATCCGCCTGCAAATCCTGCGGCGGGTGTCTGGTTGGCGAGTGTCGTGGTTCCGTCTGTCGTGGCCACTCGGGGAAGAATGGAGAGCTGCGACAAGTGTTTTGCACCCACCATGGCATTTTTGAGTGCCGTCCACACCGTGCCGTATGTGGTCTGCATAGCTGCCAAGTTGGAGGCGGTCACATCGTTGGTTCCGAGTTGCAGCCAGGTATAAGTGTGGTACTTCGCCATGGACAGCAACAAAGAATTGTTGGCTGAAACTGTGGTCAGGGTCTTGCCTGCGGTTGCATAGACTGCGCAAGGCATAGT